TGGCAGTATTGGCTGAACCTGCGCTCATGTTCAGAGTCCTGAGTAGTGCATGCGGTAGGTGGTCACGATCTCGTAGGGAAGGTCCTCCTCACCCTCGCCCATGCCGGGGTCCGAGGAGGTCTGGCCGGTGTAGATCAGGCTTGTGATGACTGTGGAGTCGTATGTGCCGGTGTGCCCGTTCAGGCCGGCGATGACCGCAGCCGTGAGGCTCTTTGCCGAGGCGTACGTCTCGCCGATCGCGGCGATGGTGACCGTTGCCATCGTGAAGCCCGCGGTGCCGTTGAGCGCCCGCACCGGCTCGAACTCCTCCAGCGTGTAGACGAGCGCCGGCAGGTCCGTGCTCTGGAGCCGCTGGTGCGGGCTGATGCGGTCGCCAGCGATCGCACCGACGCCGCTATCCGCAGCCAGGATCGCGTAGATGGCACCCTCCGCGCTCATGCCACCCTCACCGCATCGATGAGCATGACATCCTCCTCCTCACGCTCGCGGACGAATCCCAACACTTGGAGCTGGTCGCCGCGGTACTCGAGCACGCTGGTGGCCTCGATGCCTGCGTTGATGCCCGTTCGCCACCGGGTCCGCACCTGGTAGGTGGTCCGCATGGCGGCACCGTCGCCGTAGCTCGTCTCCGAGGCGCCGGTGGCGCGGACCTCTGCGTATATCGTCGCGCCGTCGGTGAGGGTCTGGGATCGCTGGCCATACGAGTCCACAGAGGTGCTCGCGGTGAGCACCTTCACTCGGTGACGCAGCTGGCCGGCGCTGATCAAACTCAATCCGGTCCCTCCCCTTCCACGGTCGGGCAGGCGTAGGCGTCGATCACCGCCTTGATGCCGAAGGGCACGGCGCTCAGGTTGAGCATCGAGACCGCCTCGGGGTTCATGTAGTAGGTGCCGGCGAGGCGGCAGACCGCCAGCTGCAAGTCCTTCGGTGCGGTTCCGGTGGCGTAGCCGGCAGACCAGGTGATGGACACCCGCGGGGCGTCCTCGTTCAGGTCGGGCAGGCTGTCATCGATGAACCGCAGCCGGGTGACCGCACCGCTCGTCTCGAGCGTGTAGTTGCTGCTCGACAGCGTCTGGGTGTCGCCGTTGGTGTCTCGGTAGGTGACCGAGGTGAGGCTGTTGAACGGAGGCAAAGGGAGCGTCACCTCTGTCGAGGGGAAGCCCCTGAGATGTTTCACAAGGTTCACGGTCGAGAGCGACCGCCTGGTGTGCCGAGCGATGAACTGCTCAGCCGCCTCGAGGTAGAAGGTGAGAACGGCGTCATCCTCCGAGAAATCCACTCGGAGGATCGATTTAGCGAGGTTGAGCGGGACGATCGGCATATTTGAGAACGCAGCCCCCGCGGCGCGGCCGTGCTGCCGCGGGGGCGCGCTTCCGGGGGCGTATCAGGTCGCCGAGGTCTTGAGGGTGACGAACGCCTCGTCCAGCGTCCTGGTGGCGTCGGTGCGCTTCACCACCATCATCTGGATCTGGTACTTGTCGCTCAGCGTGTACGGGTCCACGATGACCTCGGTTGCGCCGCGGTCGTAGATCTCGTAGTAGTTGAAGTTGCCCATAACCGCGACGTGCTTGGAAGCCGCGAGGGCATCGACGTATTCGCTGATGTAGTACGGCTTGCCGAGGATGGTGCCTGGCGACCCCTGAGTCATCATCTGCTCGACCGGGGTGGGCGTCCAGATGTAGTGGTCGTTGGCGTCCTTCAGCTTGCGCAGGTTCATGATGACCTCGTCCGAGGTCACGATGGCTGCGCCGGCGCGGTACTGAACCGGCAGCTCGTAGGCCCACTCGATGATCTTGTCCACGGTCGCCGCGGTGCTGGCGATGCTGGTGGTGTTGCCAGTCGGGAGGGTGACCGCGGTGATGGCGGTGCCGGCGCCGTTGATGACGCCTGCCGGCTGAGTGCTGCCGCTGCCGCCGCCGTCCCAGAAGTGCTCGTCCTGGGCGCGGGCGATGGCCTCCGAGCCGGTGCGGATGACGTACTCCTCGAGGTTGACGCCAGAGTCATCGAGCAGCTCGCGGCTGGCAACGACACGGACGCCGTACTTGTAGGCACCGATTGAGAGCTGCGTGAAGGTCGCATCGCTCGCGGTGATCTGCACGCCTTCGCCGATGATCGCTGCCGTGGGGATGGCGTTCTGGATCGGGATCTTCCGATCGTCCGGGGTCTGGGTCACACGGCTGATCGAGCGGATCACGCTCGACTGCCGCAGCTTCTCCACGATCCTGGCCTCCACGGTCTCGGGGACGGTGTAGCCGCCGTTGCCGGCCGTGCCGATGGACATGACGCGGAGCTCGGTGGCGTCCGCGGTGGCGAGGTAGTGGCGGAAAGCAGCCTGGTACTCGTCAGCGCTGCGTGCCTCGCGGGTGGCCTTGCCGTAGGCGAGGCTGATCCGCTGCATGGGCTGCTCGAGGCTCGCGGCAGCCGCATCCACTCGCTCCTTGCGCTTCGCGGCACGAAGCTGGGCGTCGATGCCGTCAGCGTCGGCCATGAGCTTGTCGAATCGCTGTTCATCCTCCACGCCCAGGTCGCGCTTCTCCGCTTCCGAGTCGTTGAGGATCTTCTGAGCCGCCAGGATCAGGCCGGCTCGCTGCTCCAGCAGCTCCTTCGTAGTCATTGCGAACTCCTGCGTGCCAGCTCGAGCCGGCGTCGGTGCCAGGCCAGTGCGGCACCGTGCCGCAGCTGGCTGTTGGTTTGTGGATACGCGGCCTCTGGGACCACGCTGATCTCAGCGAGGTCCACCCGTATGAGGTTCCTGACGCGCTCGTCGCCGCGGGTGTCCCAGCGGTCCTCGAGGACGCGGAAGCCGAAGCTCATCTGGCCGTCGAGGGTGCCTCGCTGCATCAGCTCTCGCACGTCGTTGCCGCGAGTGGTGTCGGGCAGATCGAACTCGAACCGCAGCCCCACCTCGTCCTCGCGGAGGCTGAGCGTGTCCGGGTGCCTCGCGAGCACCTCGCCGCGGTCGTGGTTCCACAACGCCCAGGTGCCGCCGCGCTTGAGGCTCTCAGCGAAGGCGCCGCGGTTCACGAACTCCGTGAACTCGCGGCCGCGTGAGTCCTGCAACGGCAGGCTCGGGCGGTTGAAGACCGAGGCGTAGCCGACGAGCGTGCGGCCCGTCGCCTCGACCACGTTGAGGCCGCGGCGAATCTCAAGCAGTGGCATCGGGTTCCTCCGGTGGCATCGCCGGCGCCTGCTGCTTCTCTGCCGGTGTCTGGGTGTTCGCGGGTGTAAGGGGCTCGTCCAGGCCGGGAAGCGTCGGCAAACCGAGACGCTGGCGGGCCTCGTTTCGGGTGAGGAGCCCCGCTTCAACAGCTGACCGGAGTGACGAAACCTGGTCGCTGAACGAGCCCTTCAGCAGGTCCTTGGTGTCCCACGCAAGGCGCTGGCCGGGCGCCAGCAGCTTGCGGCGCACCTCCTCGCTCCAGGCCGCGGTCCAGTGTGCCAGGCAACCATCCCAGTACGTCCTCGTGAGCTCCACGATGCTCGCGAAGGTCGATCGGGAGTGCTCGCTCAGGTACACCACTGGCACACCAAACAGGCGGCTCACCTCCTGCACGGAGAAGTCTCTCGCCTGCATGAACATCTGATCCTCAAGGCTCATGTTGAGCCGCTCGACTCGCATGCCCTCACCGAGCACCAGCGGCTTGCCGCTGTTCGCGGCGCCGGCGTGCTTCGCTTGGTACGAGTCGCTGATGGTCTGGATGGCGGCTGGCGAGAGTGCACCGGGGTGCACCAGGGCGAGCTTCGGGACGCCGGCCTGGGCGTACAAGCGCCCGCCCGACTTCTCCATAGCCTTGATGGTGCCGAGCGCTTCGCGGGCCCTGCGGATCGGCGACTCTCCCCAGATTCCGTCCAGGCCCGGTGCCCTGATGTGGAGCATGTCCTCGGGCTCGATCTGCCCGAGCACGTTGTGTGTGTAGTGCATCCCGAGGTTGGGTGAGACGTGCAGTGACACGTCACCGGGGAGCAGCGGCACCAGCTCGAGCACCTCGCCGCGTCCGTTCCTCACGATGCTGGCGAAGGCGTTGCCGTAGCGCAACGCTTGGGATGTCAACGTGCGGCGGAACTCGAAGCCGCCCATCCACCGATTCGGGTCGGTGCCGATCAGGTCGGCCGCGGTGCTCTCCACCTCGAGCAGGTCGCCATCGGTGTCCACCGTGGCCGCGAACACCGGCAGCCTGCCGATGTCGTTGGAGATCATGGTCACCGCGCGGTAGACCGGGACGATGCCAAGCGCACCATCTTCGCTGACGCGCTCGCCGCTCGAGGCGGGCTCGCCCATCAGGAACATGTTGCTCTCGCTG